ACAAAACCTGAAAATAGTTAAACTCACAAGCCCCTCTTTATGAGGGGTTTTTTTTGTCCAGATCTTTCAATATATCTTTGATGTTTTTAACAGCATCATTGTTTTTCATGTGTTCATCCACAATGGTTAATTGAGCCTGTTCTAAGGGTTGAGAAAAGATCACATTTCTGTGTGGCAAAGAGACAAACGCAAACACATCTATCTCACCTTTCTTGTATTTTCTGTGTTCCAGTCTTTGGCCCTTACGCATATCAAATCGCCAATTGCCTCTAGCCTTTTCTATTTTGGATTGGGTTTTGACCTGGCACTTATAGAGCTTTAGGTTGTGTTCAAAGATGATGTCTGCGGATGCGTTGTGTGGAACGATACTGACTGTATCAGAGACTTGAGACAAGATTGCTGCTGCGAGGTATTCACCAAAACGACCAACTCGTTCGGATGCTTGGGGCATGGGTTATCGCGGTGGCGCTTCCTGTAGTTGTTCTGTCACCAATGGAACTGCTGGTTGTACTGCTACCGCGCTTGCTGGAACATCTGGTAATTTAGGTATTGAATTTAAGAATCTTTTAATTAATTCTTCTTTTCTTTCCTTGCTAGCTCTACTAGCATCTTTTACTAAAGCTCTATTAAATGGTTGTGATAAAAATGAATTTAACAAGCGTAAAAAACCAAGCCCAGCAAATGCTCCTATACCGCCGCCAGCACTGATGCCTGTTGTACCAATTAATGCTGCTGGGCCTAATGATTGTGCAGATCTCAATAATCCTGATCTTAGTATAAATGTATTTACATCTGGCAATGCTTCTGGGAACTGCTTTAGCACATTTAAAAACTCATATAATTTTTCTCCATCTGTGTATTTATAATCTTTTAAAAGTTCTTGTGTTGCTGCAAATCTTTTGCTTTTTAAATTATCAAAACCTAATTCGCTATACAGCTTACCGAAATCTCTTTTTTCAGTCTTTAAATACTTGGTAAAAATATCATCAAGATAATTACCAGCTAACTCATTAACTTTTTTAGCGCCAATAAGATTTTTTAATTCTTTGACTGATTCAGGGGATTTAGCATCGCCAAATGTTTTGTAATATAAATCTTCAACTCTTTGTGATGGAGGTGTTCCAACGCCAGGTCTTAAAGCTCCTCTGCCTAATGCTTTTTGGAATTCTTTACCAGTTTTTCCCTCTACGACAGCCATATATTCTTTAAATAACCTATCTCCAGCAGACATTAATCTACCAGCTTGATCTTGTGGATTTCTTAAATCTTTTTTTAGAGTGTCTTGCAATGCTGTGACTGCTTTGTATGCGTATTGATTCTTTGCTTCTCCTTTGGCTGGATCATATTTTTTAGACAAAGTTCCAAGCCTATCGTCTAATGATTTAATATCATCAAAACCTAATTTTGGTTGCACTTGTTGTATACCTCTTTTTGTCATAGCAAAGTCTGATCTATAAATCCTTAATTCATTTAGTACATCAATAAGTTCTTTTGGTGCTTCGTCAAATTTTCTTCTTGGATACACTCGGCTGGCAGTGGTCGCAAGATTAGACATATCAAAATAATTGCCTTTGTTCTTATTTAATTGTTCTGCTTTCCTGTAAACAGATTTATAGGTATTTCTCCAATCGTTAAAAGACTTCAATCCAAATTCTTGAATCATGTCAGATCGTTCAACTTCTGTCATTGGCTTTAATCTTGCTGTTGGAGATATTCTTTTATTTAGAGCTTTATCAACAGCTTCAAATGTAGTGGCTAATTGTTTTTGCCCAGGCGCACCCGCTAAAGGCATACGACTTGTTAAATTATACATACCACGAATAATGGGAGATGTGCTTGCTTGACCAAAAGATAACGGCACCCCTTCTTCGCCTAAAATTTTTGCTTGTTCTGCTGCTTCATCCGTTAAACCTATTTGTTTTTCTATAAAACTAACCCTTGAATCTGCATCTGGCGTTTTACCAGTAATTGCTTGTTTAGATGCTTTTGCTTTATCAACTATTTTAGAAACAAATGGCTTTAATGCCTTACCAGCAATGGGAACTGCTGTTGTAAGAGCGGCATCTACTGCGCCTACTGTAACTGCATCTTTAAATCTTTCTCTTGCGCTAGGAGCTGGCATATCTGGAGCTAATAAATCACCAAGAAAGTCTGCTGCAAATGACATGCTGCCCGCGCCTACTCCCGCCCCCGCACCTGCTCCCGCAATTGCGCCTGGAGGCCCGCCAACAGCAAAACCACCTACACCACCAGCTATTGCTCCTGCTGTACCACCTAAAACTTCTAAGAAACCTTCTGCAATTTTAGGCAATCTACCTGGATAATCGTTTGGATCAATAATGCCAAGTTGAATACCTGCATCTCTAGTTTTTGCATAATAAGTTTTTGCATCTATTTTGCCTTGTTGCAAAAGAGCATAACCATCAGATTTAAGATTTTGAAAAGCTATCTGAGCTTGTTTCTCATCTTTTATTTCTTGAAAAATGTTTTCTGCCATTTTATTTGTTTAAAGAAACATTGTTAGTATAAAAAGAATCATATGCTCCTGTTGGGCGATACATTGTATTTGGATCTAAAACTTTTGGATCAGGGGTAGCGCCTTTTAAAGACTTAACCGCTACATCTAAATCGCTAACTATTGATTGTATGTCTTTATATTGTTGCTCTACTTCAAGCCTTTCTGTCCCAGTGTAAAGCCCAGATTTTAATTTTGTACTCATTTCATCCAAGCCTTCTTGTAAAACTTTTCTTGTATCTTGATATTTTGATGCAGCAACGCTTTCATCAACATATTGCCCTTGAGGTAATAATAGATCTACTCTTTGATTTAAATATACGCTTGGTCTTCCAGAATATTGATTTAAAAACTTCTCTCTTATTCTTTCATTTAAAACATTTTTTGCAGAAACGGCTTCTGCTGTTCCTTTAAATGGTGTCCCAAATATTGGGCCAATCAATTCATTAAACTTTTGTTGCGCAGCATCAACTCCGCCAAAGGCTTCTTCAATGTTTTCTAGCTTTGATAATGATGTAGGATCTTTTAATTTTTGCGCTTCCACTTCAGCTGTTAATTGTTCTGGAGTTTTAAATTGTGAAGATATTTGTTGTTGACTGTCAATCTCCATGGCGTCTTTTGCACTTAATCCAGCAGCAATATATGCTTGAGTTTTAGGTGAAAAACCAGCTTGTTTGTATATTTGCTCTTGGCTTTCTCTTTCTAGTTTATCTAAATATGCTTTTTGCAACCCTTCTTTACCAAAAACATCATACATTCTCTGCAAACTAGGATCACCTGCTGCAATTCGTTTCATTTTTTCTTCTTTTTGTTTTTGTAGTAATTGAGCTTGTTGTTGTTGTTGCATTTGTCTAATAGCCATTCCTTGTTGTAAAGGATCTTGTCCTTTTAATGCGCCACCCAATGCGTAAAGCATCATGGCTAACTTTTGGCTTTTAGCATCTTTGTCAGCAGAGCCAACTGGAGGCATACCAATAGGTGATTGCATGGGTTGCACTCCACCTGGTTGACCACCGCTTACATTGTAGGCTTGTAAAATTTTTCCAAAATCAAACGCCATTATAGAACTCCGTAATTAACTCTGTAGTATCCGTTTTCGTCTTTAATAACCGCTTCAGGCATATATTTTTTAATCTCTTGTGCAAGAACACCCATGGTTGGAAAATTACCCCAGCCCATTTCTTTAGCCTCATCTTTCCAATTCCATGTGTAGATGTTATGTCCTTTCTCTTTACCAATAAAAGTAATGTCTTTTTTCATTCTTTCGTCTGAACCTAATAATTTCATTCCATACAATTGTGCAGCAGTTCCTAATACATCGCCTAAACCAGTTTTTTGCTGTGTTGTGGTAGTTGGAGTTGTAACCCCTTGACCCGCAGCCAATAAACCAAACTGTTGAGGCCCATAAGCCAAAGCTCTTTGGAACTCTTCGTAAGGTGCTTGTAAACCCATTTGCTGTAATTGTTGTTGTTGTTGACCAATCTGACCAAGCTGTCCAAGTCTTGCTTGTTGCTCCATGCCCACGCCCCCAAGCAATCCTGCTTGTTGTTGTCTTGCGCGTAGCTGTAGCTCTGGGGCAAACATTGCCATTTGCTGTTGTCTTGCGATGTCTGATTCGGCTGCTCTTTGAGCTTGTTGGAATCCAGCTTCTCTTAAACCAGCAGCAGTTCTAGCTTGTTGCTCGATGTAAGGTCTTTGTGATTCAGATTCTAGTAAAGTGGCGCGAGATCCACCAAATGCACCAGCTCCAATTGCGCTAGATTGCGCTCTAGTTCTAGCCATATCAGCTTGTCGTTGAATGTCAGCCATTGACTGATCGATCACTTGCTGTTGATAAGGTGATTGATATGCACCAATATCAGCACCAAGCAATGAGCCAACCTGACCGATTTGCGGAGCTTCTTGTTGTGCTAGTCCTTGTAGACCTGTGAGTGGGTCATACTGCATACCAGTTTCAAATAAACCACGAGTGGCTTGAAACTGCTGTAATTGATCGGGGTTGAATCCAGCAACTCTAGGGCCTGTGTAGGGAACAAAAGGTGTGCCAGCCAGTGATTTACCAGCTTGGAATAATTCTTTTGCTTGTGCTTCCTGGTACGCTGGAAGACTGACTGATTGTGTTGATTTGCCTTTACTCATAATTCTTTACTTATTAAATTTTCTGATTTAAAGCCTAAGTGGCTTATTTTTTTTAACCATCCTTTTCTGCCACCGCCATATATTCTTTTACATCCAGCGGCTTTAGCAAATGCTTCTAAAGATGGCAACATATTCTCTAACTCCTTGTAGTTACCACCACAAAACAGCAAGTTCATTGCTGTGTTCTGGGGGAATACCACGAATTCAGTTATCATAGCTGCCTTCTCGGCTGGCCATAAATGGAATATTCCATGTCTTATTTTATCTTCTATATCGTCTATTGTATAGGAATCTTGATGTTTGATAGCTTTTGCTATATATGGTTTACACCTATCCCATTGAATTTCCCAGTCTTCTGGTGCTTTCTTTATTGGTGTGACTTTATTAATCGCCTTTTCCATACTCTACAATACTTGCGGTTACATGAATGTTTGCGTGTGATACTTGTATTTTAAGTATTTCACCTGCGGTTAGAATTAAATCTTTTGTTAACATCTCATCGGTTGCGTGTGCTGATATATTGTGTTGTTTAAAAATTGAAAAAGAAGCAGCACTGGTATCAACAATGGTTAAATCAACATTTGTTTGTTGATTACCATGATCGCAAACCAAAATAGACTCAATCACCGCAAAATCAAAATCACCGCCTGTGGGTGCTGTATAAACAGTTGTAAGATTGGTTGTGCTTACATTAACCTTGGCATTAACAGCTCTTTGTAGGTACTGATCTTTTGATGCTAAATGCATTATCTTTTACCTCTGTTCTTAACATCCAAGCGGATATTACCCACTTGGAAGTCTTGGTCTGTGCTACCTGTTACAGTCATTTGTACTTGTCTTGCTGTAAACCTTGCATCGGTATAGCCATCACTTTCAAAGGTAAATGATCCAAAGTCCGTTGTAGGGCCTAGTGGAGTGAATTTACCTTTGAAACTAAGGGTGACACCTGGAAGCGTGTTAGCCTCTTCGTCTGGTAGTATTTGATTGCATTGGACATAGTTATCGCCATTACCAATTTGGATAGGCCCAGAGGTTGCAAATGGAACAGCAGTGCCTAAATCTGGAGAGTTAGACAAGGTTGTTGACTCATGCTCATACACAAATCCTAGACTGTCACCAGCTATCGGATATGTAAATGCACCCTGGTCAACCCAAGCACCTCTGTCCATAGATCCTATAGACCAAACATTTGTGTTGTAATTCCATATAACATATTTGTTAGAAGTGTATTGTGAGTCACCGCTTGGGAATCCCCACCATATCTCATTAAAGTTAGAGTTATGTCCACCCCAACAAGAACCTCTGCCTGGTACATTGATGTTATCAAACACATAATCATGCACTTCACAGGGTAGCTCTTTAACGCTGCCATCGTAAATGTAAAAAGCATTTTCGCCCATCCATGCTAGAAAGTTACCTGTTGATACAACTGTTCTAGAGCTGATAGATTTACAGTTAGTACCAGCATCGGCAATACCATAAACAAATGGTGATCCTGCATAGAACATTCTGTTAATACCAGTATCACTAAAAATGATAACATCGGATCTATATTTAACACCAAATAAGGCTCTACCGCCTGTTGGTATTTGCAAGTCTCCTGCTGTGTTTGTGGCCTTCGATGTCCAGTTGTTACGATCCTCTCTGTTTGACCAAGCAACCTTCCTGGGGTCACTAGCCG